AGTTGGTCTTTAGTACCAAAGAAGTTAGTGATTCTAGCGTAGGCTTGTGGGGCTGGTACGCCAAATTGGGTTTGTACTGATAATTTAAGTGCCATGTAAATCTCCTTAGTAAGTCATTTCTGTTGTGGTTGCCAAATATTCCTCAAACTGGGACTTAGTATTATTGCCAAAGCCGTAGTTTGTATGAAAAGCAATATGATGTCTATCGCATAAAGTAACACCATTATCTACATCAAAACGCTTTTCAGGGAATATGTTAAATCCGTCTAGGTGGTGGGCAATCATTACTTTTTGGCGAGTGTTACATACTTTGCATAAGTTTTTATCTCTAGACCAAACAGCAATGCGCCATTCTGCGTATTCAACAGATTGCCTAATTTGCTCTGATTCTGTAACTTTACGCTGTTCAGGCGGTAACCAAAACGGGCTATTTTCGCCACGATAATATTTGGCAGCACACCCTCTACATCTTTCGTAACCTTTAGCACTAACCAACTTTGTGCAATCAATACATTTAGGCAAGCCACCTTTCCAGCTTGGGCTATTTTCACCACTTCTTGGTGGGTATTTAATATCGCCATAAGTAATGTGTTTTGGCTTAAATGGTATTCCAAGTCTTACAAAACAACGATGAATACCTCTAGTGCTGCAAGGTATTAATTTTGCAATTTTAGCCAAAGATAAGTTGTCGTCAAAATACCTAGCCTCTAACCATTCTTTATCTCTGGTTAGATGGGCGTTGGGACAAGTTAATCTTGTCTTATATGGTTTTGTTACAACCCTAGTTTTTCTCATCAGTAAGTCATCTCCACAGTAGAAATCCTAGCAACTGTCCTAATAGTCGTTGCCGCTTGCCCTGTAAATGTAATTCGTAATCCACCATTAGTCGTATCGGCTGTTACTGCTATATCCCATGTCGATGCACCAGCATCAGCATAAGTAGAAGTTACTGTAGGAACTCCAACTAAAGCTGTAGATGCCGCATTAGCACCACGCTTGATAACCCCTTCAATAGTCCAGCCTTTAGCATCGCCACCGCCAGTAACACCTGATATAACTTCACCTCTAAAGAAGTAAGCAGAGTTATTAGGTAGGATTACTTGGTTTGTTGTTCCTGCGGCTGATGAACTAGAAGTTAATGCTGTTGCAGTTGCATCTGTGGTTTCTTTTGCAAGCACTAATAAACCAGCTTGAGAAACGCCAGCGGCACTTGCTATAGACCTATCAGAAGTTCCTAATATTGTATATCCAGTAATTCCTCTTGTAGTTGCAAAAGTACCGCCAACAACTGTGCTTCTAGCCCCAGAAGCCGTATTATTATTACCACCCCCAACAGCAGAAGATGTTGCATTACTTACATTAGCATAACCGCCACATACTACTGAAGAAATGCCAGATGCAATATTTCCACCTACACCCCCACCAAAAGAACCACCGCCACCAATAAATGATGCTTCGCCAGATGCTACATTTTTCCAACCGCCCGCTACCGCACTCCAATCCCCACTAGCCACATTCCTATTAGCCGCAGTACCAGCATCACCACCCCCGCCAATGAAGCTATAACTACCTGTAGCTTGGTTATTACCACCGCCTACTACTACTCCATGAGGGGTAAAGAATGATAGGGTTGATGTAGATGAACCTGATGCGTTTTGGGAAAGGGTAAGGCTTGTTCCTGATATGGCGGCTACATAGGTGTTTGTGGCAATGCTTGTTCCTGATACATATTGACCTACTTTAATGTTAGCGTTACTGCCTGACAATGTTACGGCTGTAGTAGCGTTCATTGTGCCACTTTGAGTAGTTACGGCAGAATTGGATGTCGTTGAGTTTTGATTGCCACCACCAACAAATCCAAAATAACCGCTTGCCGTATTACTGTTTCCACCCGCAATTGCAGAATAAATGCCTGATGCACCATTACTTCCCCCACCGCCAACAAAACTTTGTAATGCACTTGCTAAATTTGATGCACCGCCACTAACTGCTGAGGATGAACCAGTTGAGCCATTGTTTGAACCACCCGAAACAGTTGCAGAACTTGCACTAGCAACACGAGTAGCTAAAGTTCTAGTAGTCTGCCAATCAACAGCATTAGCACCCCTAGCATTACCACCAGTAACTCCTGAATCAGTAGCTTGTGCTTGGATTGCTCCTGTTCCTGCTGGTTGTAAATATAACGCACCATTAGACAGTAAACCTATTTCAGATACTCCTGAGAATGATAGAGTAGGAGTTCCGTAAACTGCGGTTGTGGTTGTGGGGATGTAGGTGTTAGCGGTTGAGCCTAGTTCTAGTTGTGCGCCCCAAGCAAAAAATGTGCCATCAGCATTACCAAGAATTAAAACTGTGCTAGTTGTTGATGAGCCGTATGTTATTGTTGCCGTAAGTCTTACCCAAGAACCAGCAGTTGTAGTTGTTGAACTAACAACACTTCCTGTTGAGTTATCTCTCAGTCCAATGCTACAAGTAGTAGCAGTTCCTAATTTAACATAGCAAGAAGCAGTATAAGTAGTACCACTAACAATATTAGTAGAACCACTTCTTGTATTGTTGCCTCCAAATGTTAAATTAGATGCGCTTGTTATTGTGCTTGCTGTTGTTGTTAAATCAGGGGCTACTGCACTATTTTGCGTGCTTGTTGCTGTTCCCGAATTAACCCAGCTAGTACCACCAATTCCTTGAGAATTGAATATTAAATTACTTCCAGTACCCCGTAACACTCCTGTCTGTCCTGAAAGGGTAGTAGCATTAACAGTAGATGGGGTAGTAGCACCAATAGTAGTGCCATTGATTGTGCCGCCTGTGATGGCAGCAGATGTCTTTTCTACTTTATCTGTGTTGAGATTAGTAAAATTAGCATCTACTTCTACATGGGTAAGCGGAGAGCCTTTACCAGCTCTGGTAACAATAGTAGACATATTAGGCTAGGGTAACTGATAGATTACCGATTGCGATCTTAAATACATCTCCTGTTTCGATTGTTTTAGAACTGTCTAGTGCTGTATGGTAGTACAGATTACCGCTTGTGCTTGCATCCAAAATGCCGATATGGCTTACTGTTCCCCAAGTTGATGTGCATTGTGGGAACTCTACCGCAGCAGAGTTTGTAGATACACCATTACTAGGTGCGCCAAAGGTTACTGATTGGCGAGCATACGATCCACCACTTACCTCTGTGCCTGATCCAGCATCTGTTGGGTCTGCTGTGTATAGACCAACATAGACTGTTGCAGGGGAGGTAAATGTAGTAGCCCTAAGAGTTGCATTAATAAGTGCATTCTCTAGGTAGTTTGACATTTCAGCCATGGTATTTCCTTATCGTGATGTAACGCGCATTTGTAATGGCACACCAGAATACTCGCTATTTTGGTCTGCATCGGATATGTTTTTGATTGCTCTGTCGTACAAGGTTGCCCATGTCTGACTTCTTGCATCGTTAATGAGATATGGCTCTGCTTCTAAAAGAGAGGCATAGAGGAGAGCATCTGGATAATTAGCAAGAAATACATTGCTTGCATTACCAGTAGACAATACAGTAGGTTTAGCATAATAAAGGATCTCCAATGTATATGCTGTGTCTGGCTTTGGTGCTAACTCAAACTCGCTTGCCAGGATTGTGTAATAAATTGGTTTGCCACTCTCATCTGCTGGAGCATCCCTGGTAAACAGACTAGGAGACATATAGGTAACAGGGTATCTTGGGTTGCCTTGGATATGCAAATCACGAATCTCTAAGAAGTCTGTAGGTAAGGCTACTTTTCCATCACCACTTACTGTTAGTGCTGTAGCTGACTGCAACATCTGCCGAGTGCGTAGGTCTCTTGCCATGCGTAGCTCTGCAAAGCTAATGAAGTCGGGGATAACCGATGTTAAGTCTGATCGACCTAAGTAGTTAGCCACCGATGCTTTGAGATCGGTATAGTTTGTGTAAGCCATAATTTCCTAATCTTTTGGTATTTCGATGTTATCCCAACCATAGACATACTGCCCAATATGTTTAATTCCTTTAGATAGATCGTGATCTAGCCAAGTATCAAATCCTGCATCCTTTGCTTTTATGCAAAAGTAAATATCCTCGCCCAATATCTTATTATTGCCGAGTTGCTCAAAGTAGAAGTAGGGTTCTTCCATCTCCTTAAATACTTTGGTCTTTACTAGCATTACTCCACACCCAATGCCATCTGCTTTCTCGATGCCAGATCTAGCATTGGAATAGATCGGCAGCCAATCTACGGACTGATCTTCATTAACAATAAAGTTCTTAGCTGTCGGTTTGACAGGTTCAGATCGTGTAGTTGCGTTGACCCCGATAATATCTTTATCGTGAGCCATCAATATTTTTAAGGTATCTTTTGGAAACCGCATATCTGCATCTACAAATAGTAGATAGTCTGCCTTTATTTCTAAGGCTGTTTTTACTAGGCTATTACGCTGATCAAATATTAGCGTTCCAGCACTCGTAAACAGGTCTATATCGTGTTTTGTGGTCTTAATGGTATACGCACACATTGCTACTAAATCAAACGCTGTAGCGACCTCCATTTGCCCTCTAGCAGGGATACAAATAGCAATCCTCATACCTCACCCCCTCTTGTCCTAAATACCCTGTTATCAGGGTCGTTTAGCCACTTTTTTAGGGCTTTAGGATCTTGGATATGAAAGCCTCGCATAATGCCTTTGGCATTGAGGTCATTAATAATCGCTAGGGGTAATTCTGCTATCTTGTTCTTAGGGTCAAATACTTCGCCTGACCATCCTGTCTTGCCAGAATTTTGGTTGTACTGTTGTTTAGTATGCTCTGCAAACTCAGTTAAATCGGTTTGAGAGTGAATGATAATTCCACCATCGCCATCCGAATGAATTGTTCTTACTTCACCATCGACCACATCTAGT